CACAAAGTGTGGGTTAACAGTTAAAAATTCTGTAACCATCTCATCGACAGATAACAGATCACCTTTATCATTATATCTAGGTGTTCCGTTATTATCTACAATCTCGACAACACCATCATCATTGAGTCTGGTCTTGCCTTTCAAGAGTTGTGTTACTTGTGCTGTGTCAACTGCGTTATTCCGACTAGCCGCACTGGTTAACTGTCCATCAATTAACGTCTCTTGCAATCTAGTTTTGTAACTGTTGATTACTGCATCTTTCTTTTCGACAGTATTCTTCAAGATAGAATCAAACTCTCCGCGCTGTTTCTGTTGCTCAATCTCAGCTTGTTCCTTTTGAGTAAGTAACTCTTTGGCTTCATCTAAGTTGATGCCACCTAGCTTCTTATCAAACTTGCGCTGTTCTCTAGCAATCCGATCAGCCACGATTCGGTCTAGCTCTTCTTGTGAAAATGTCTTTGCCTGAGTTTCTACTGCCGCTGTCTCAGTCTCAGCTTCTATGGTTTCCATGATTTCATCGCTCATGTTGCGTGCCTCACTAGGAGTAGTTGGTGAATCGTTAGTTTAACACAAGTTATTTCTTTGTCTTGCGTTTCTTTTTCTTAGGTCTTCCGACCTTGCTTCCGTATGTTCCTGCGCCTTTTGGCATAGCTTAATCCTCGAATACTGGTCTAAATCTATGGCGGCAATTATAGCCACCTGCGCTCACAAAAGCATTGCTACTGCTCTTGCCTGTCCACTCACCCTGCCATATCTCATTGATCTCATCAATCGTGTAGACCTTATTTAAATGCTCTTTACAGTGTGGTCTTGTCTTAGCCACTAAAGTTCCTGTGTACTTAAATCTAGTAGCACCTGAGTCTAACGCTATCTTTGTATTAACTGTGCGGTCAAACTGAGTAAGAGAATCATGCACCTGCTGACTAGCATATCTAGCCATATCCTTGCCTACTACCTCTTTGACTGCGGCAACACTAGCGGCAAACGTAGTGCCTGTTAGAGTGCTTTCATAAACCTGCTTTGCCAAGACATCTAAATACTCGTTAGCTATGTCCTCAAAGCCTTGAAACGTCAACTGCTGTAACTGGCTAACGACACTCTGGTCTAGCTCTACTATGTCGCCATATTCTCTGAGCATATCAGTCGCACCCACTGCCACTTCGTCATACTCACGAATAATGCCGTCAACAGTCGCTAGGTATTCTTCACTAATCAACTGTCTCAGCTCAGTACGCGCATTGGTAGCCCACTCTAAATCAAATAGCTGTCCATCTCTTAGCGGTGCAGTAGCCATTAGATCGCTCACACGCTCTTCTAAGGTAACTAAGGCAGAAGCTAAACGCTCTTCATGCCTATCTGCTAATCTGTCTAAGGCGTTAAAATGATCGGTATCTGCCGCCATTAGACTTGCTCTGAACTACCGCCATCTTCACGCGGCTCAATAAGCACATCACCACCTGCCACATCTTCCAGACCAATCTTCTCTCTAACCTCGTTAGGAGTAACAACACCTGCATCAATGTGGTAGCTATAGATCTGTGTCTTCTCTGAGAAGTCACCAACAGTCTGCGTGCTAGTCTCAATCTCGTTGTGTGACTTAGCAAGCATATCGTCATCAAGCACTAGATCAGCAATCTTCTTGTCTATCTCTTGCGCTAGGGTCACTGACTTAACGCCTGTGGCTCGCATCTGTTGTAGGAATACTAACTCTTTGTCGTAGTCTCTAAGGTCAAACGCATCAGGATAGAAAACCTCTACGTCATTGGTTACTTGTTGCCACTGACAGAACAGGTCAAATATCTGCTCTTCTGCTAATTCCAATATATCTGCTTTCTCAGCCAGTTTAGCATTTAGCATTTGAAACTCTGTCTGCATAGCTACGCCTGATTGAGTCATTGCCTGTGTGCCTCGCACTGCGCCCATGTGAGACATTCGGTTAATAGACTCAACCTTTTCCTTAATAGACTTCATGACAGCATCTAGGTTAGCCCCTGATGGTTGCATCTGATAAGGCTTTAGGTTGCCATCCATATCATCAGGCAAGTTAATCACTGCACCTGCACCTGCACTAGCATCAGTCTCAAACGTCTTAACTAGTGTCGGGTGGTTACTGATACGAATCAACTGCTCTACTTCTGATAACTCTTGATAGATTGCTCTTTGCATATACGACACATCAGCAATATCGCTTGTACCAATACCGCGTAAAGGCGATCTGTTAGCAGGTAGGAAAACAGCAGGTATCTTGCCTAATGTATTGTCGATAGTCTCTAGGTGCTGTTCTTCGTTGTTAGTAGCGCGCCAAGTCTCGATAGTGTCTTCACGCCATACTCTGTAATAAACCTCAGTCTCAGTGTTGCTGATGCGATCTACTGATTCTCTTACCTTTAGGTAAACTAGCTTATGCCGACCACTGGGGGTGCGCTCATACTTCCAATCAAACACATTCTCTGGCGTGATCAGAGTCATGTAAGGGCGAATCTCTTGCTCTAGTTCTTCTGCTCTTGTAGATGCATTAGACTGCGGCTTATCAATCATCAACCAAACGTGACCATATACGCTAGACCAAACCTGCGCCTGTCTCATAAACGCATCGAAAGAACGACCATCAAGATCAGCATCTTTCATAAAGGGTGTTAGTGCGCTGTTGTTGGCTAGGCTGTTAAATGCTCTGGTTGGCGGTACGCGCCAAAGGAAACTAGAGTAGATGTGAACAATGTTCTTACAGTGATTGTCCATCGGTGTTAGATCTAAACGTCTAGCATACTCGTCTTTGTCTTCTGAGATGTAGCTTGTTAGGTAGCCACCCTCTTTATAATCTTCTCCACCCATGTAGCTTCTGAGATAGAACGACCATCTGTGTTTGTAGTCTTCATAGACTGGGTGAGTGTTTTCAATTACGCTGTTTTCCATCAAGTCCACCTAGTAGGTTGCGGAGTGTTATATTCAGTTCTGATTGGGAACAAATACTCTACCAGATAGCCTAACGCATCATTCATATGATCAGTGCCATCCTTGTTAGGAATACTTGTACCCTCTTTATAAGTCTGTCTTTCTAAACTCTTAATCGTTTGCTTGCACTTAGGGCTTACAAACAAATGACGTTCACCATCACCTGACAGTAAACGACTATTAACCGCATTGATTCTATCCCTGACCAATGGGTGAGCTTTCTTCGCCTTAACGCTAAATCCTGCGTTTTGTAAGATCGACAAATCAGTCCGACCACCTGCGCTTGTCTTGCGCTGTCTTGATGCGGGATCAGGGTAGATAATACAGTGCCGATCAGGATATCTATCCTTTATCTCAGCAACCATTTCATCTGTGTTTGATCCAAACATAACGATCTCATCTATAGCCAGTAAGTCTTGCCCATGCCTTAAGCATATAACAGCACTCATTGGATCTAAGTTGAAATCCATGCCAATGTGTAGTGTACCACCATTGTCGCTCACATCCAAAACTGATGCCTCGCGATTGAACCCGTAGTATATACACCCCTGATAGGTTATGAACTCAGCGCAATACTCTTGATTGAAAGTTCTATCGTCTAGGTCTTGCCTAGCCTGATCAATCTCTTCTGAGGCAACATTTCCGCCTTGCAGTGTCGTGTACTGGAATGAATCCCATCCCTCTGCACCATCCAGACCTTTAGTCCATAGATCATAGAAATGGTTTCTGCCTTTAGGCGTACCGATAAACAATGCGCTTCCCTGCCTATCTGATAGAGATGGTCTTAGAACCTCATACCATGCCTCTGGGCGCATATCTGCAAACTCATCTAGCACTACAAAGTCTAATGCTCTGCCTCGTAGGTTGTGAGGTTTTTCTGCACCTTTAAGAGCTATTACACTGCCGTTGATTAGCTTAATGGTTAATGCTGTCTCATTGGTCTTGGCAACATACTCTTCTGGGATAGTCTGGATAAGCATATCCCAAGCAATCTCCTTACTCGCCCCATATGTGGGAGCTACATACCAACAGTTTCTGTTAGCACCCCCGATAGCGGCTCTAAGTATCTCCCCAGTTGATAGGAAAGTTTTGCCGAATCGTCTTCCTGCTACTACCGCTCTAAACCTAGAGGGTGAGCAGAAGATCTCACTCTGAGGCTTTGTTAATTGCATCAGGGTGAACAGTTATGTTGATTGGTGGTATCTCTTTGACTGGTTCTATGTACTGCTCGCCCCAGTTTTCTCTGTCTCTAGTCTTTAGGTAGAAGATCATAGAAGTATTGTCACCTGCTTTAGCTTTCTCAAACAAAGCATTAGTGATTTCATCCATCCCTTTACTTCTTCCCCTTTTTATAGACTCCATAAACTCTAAATACTCTTCCTGCTTGTTGTACAGGGTCGATTCAGATACCCCTAAGCAATCAGCTATCTGAGCTACAGTTAAGCCCCTAGAAGCCATTTCTGAAGCTCTAGCGCATATATCTGCATCTGGAATCCACTTGGGTCTTCCCATCTTACATATCTGCCCCGAACACCTGTCTGGTATTCATCTTGGGGTTCTTGATTATTATATCATGCTCTTGCGGGGGTAGACCTTTGGTGCGACAGTCAACCGCATCTTTCCAAAAGACTAATGCAGTTTTGATCTGGTGACCTGCACTTGGGTTCTCGATTAGGCTCTGGGTGATCTCGTCTAGCTTAGACAATAGATCAGTCCATCCGTTCTCTTTACAAGTGTTGATCTTGTTAGTTAGCTCTAGGCTCATCATAGTAGTTACCTCATTATTGGTTCTATCTATCGCCTATATACTATAACCAATGCTTTACAGTCAAGCAATTAATTTTCAGGTTGGTCTTCTTTTCTCAAATATCTACCGCCAAGATCATCATAGGCAATGAATACTAGGGCGATTATCGCCAGTATAAGGATGGTTTTCATAGGGGTTCTCAGGTTGTTAAGGCAGGATTATATAGAGGGCTTAGAACGCAATCTAATGCTTTTTAGCTATGGGGGTTATTACCTGAATGGATGGTTCGTTTCGTAGCACCAGTGAACCAATCTGGCTAATCAGGCTGAAGGATGCCTTGCTACTAGGGGTTACACTATGAAGCTGTACTGACTATGACAATCATTACAACTGCCGCTAGTAGAATCTTTCCGCGCTTAAATCCATGTACCTCTGAATTAAGCCAACACAAACCTGCCGCATATATCCCTGCAAGTTTAGCTTTTAAAATCGCCCTGTCTGCCATTTGATTAACTTCTTTTACTGCTCTTTTAGTTTTTGTCACTATCATCTCTCCTATCAATTGCTATTAAACCATCAAATCCCATTTCTGCAACCCAGTTCTCAAACGCTGTGCGCTCTTCCCTATCGTGCGGTATTTCAAGAGGCGGGTATTCATCCCGCAGTTCTTGCCATTTCTTTGATAAATCAGTCATAGATTCCATGCTCCCTATCGTTTTCGCCTTTCTGCTTTGCAAACTCCTCAAAGATTGCTTCTTCTATTGTGTGTTCTAGGTACAGGTAGATTCGATCTCTCAGGTCATCAGCAAAGTTACCTAAGTTAACAGTGCTATCTAGGTGCGCTTCTAACGCCTCTGACCACCACCTGTCATCTTTGTCGTACTCATCAGGTGAGTCTTCTGCCATAGCAATGAACAGGTTAGATACTATCTTGCTTGCTGATGGTGCTTTACCAAACAGCATCTCTGTGGCTATCTTGCCTACGCCCCTGCTAAATGTTGCAGGGTAGATATCCTCGAACCAAGTCTTGTGACTGTTAAGCCAGATGTAAACAGCCTCATCCATTGCTTCATCAGGCAGATCAGACAACCTAGAATCTTCCTTATACAAAGCATCGTAGTGCTTAGATACAAAGTCCTCATAGATTAACATGATGTAGCACCTCGCAAGCAGTCTTGGTAGTCCATAGTTGAAACGATTGCATACAAAGCAAACAAAGTAACTGCCGCTAGAATGCCCTTGATACTGTCGCGCTTCTCTGTAGCTTGGCTATCTCTGCGCTTAATATCCATGTAAGTTAATTGATGTTCCATAGTATTCCCCTTGATTATTTTAATGCCTGAACTAAGTCATCGTAGTTACTGTACTCGCTTTCAGCTTGTGCAAACAAATCTGACATAGCGTTAAGCAACTTATCCTGACCAACCATAGAAAAGCCCTTGTAGCCACTCACTTCATTCCAGACAATAGTGCTTCTGGCAAGATCAACTGCAAGCCATGCTTTTTTGTTGCCCATATAATTAGCAAACCAAAGTAACGCTAGGCTTATTTTGAAAAGATGCCCATCATCAGCTTTTACTGTTGCGGCAAATTTGCTAATAAAGTTTTGATTAAATTCTTTCATAGTATTCCCCTTGATTAGTTGCCCCCTTTCGGGGGCTGTTTGATTAGGCTTCGATTACTTGGTAGCTTTTTAAGTGCTTATCTTCATGTTTCCATTTTGTATGCCAAGAATCAGGTTTTGCAGTAAAGCCAAAATAGCAAGCAGGTGTGTTGTGTTCTGCCTTGTAATTTACAAACTTGTTGTATAGCTGAACCGCCTTTGGAATTTTGTTGCTTGTTTTCTTTAGAACAATTTTTTCACCTGACTCTAAAACCGCATCTATTCTGTATTTTGTTTGGCTACCTACCGCAACAGCTACCGCTTCAATGTGGTCGATTGAGTTTAATAATTGAGTTGAGTTCATGTGTATTCCTTATGTATTTGATTAATATGTACCCATAGTAAAGGAAACATTATACATTGTAAACACTTTGTATAACTTTATTTTAATATTCGCCTATCCTGTACTCTTCATCCTTGATTTTTTCCTTCAATTCCCTCTGAAACTCAATCACTTCTACCCTGTTAAACTTAGGTGATGCTCTCCAAGATAGCTTTTGCATCGCCCTGACTCGCCTTGCTCCGTACATATCTTCCATGTATATGCGGTAGGCTTCCTGCGTTCTGGTTGTTTTCATGCCGTAGACATTACAGGCAGGGCATTGGGGGTGAATGTTCTCCTCAAACAGCTTAAAGACTGTGTGTCTTCTGCTGTAAAAGTGACCGCCTTGCATCGCCTTATAGTGATCTACCTTGCCGCAGGTTACGCACTGGCAGTAGCCGTTATCGTCTGAGGCTTTGAGCCTGACGTATCTCTGAAGTAGCTTAGCGGCTTTCTCTACCTCTTGGGCTACTGTTGCTTTTTTGCGCTTTGCCATTTAATGCTCAGTAGTCTTAACAAGTATAATGGGCTGTGAACCAACTCCCATATCACAATAAGAACAAACACCATAAGCCACAAGGTCGCTAGAAGTCCACAACTCAAGCCCGCCACCACAAGTAGAACAGAACTCTTTAGTAACTCTGATATCGTTGTCATCAGTTCCATCATCATCGCCCTCTGGGAATTTAATTACTCTGCTCATTTGACTGCATCCACATTAATTTTCACTCTTGAATCTTCGCCATAGTCTTTATGGTAAACAATCGCTGTCATAGATCTGTTTGCATTATAGCCCGAATCGCTGTGCCATTGATCGGTAGAAGTCATGCTCGAAAAATGCTCGAAAATGAGAGTTCCTATTTCTTTAGACATTTGATGGTGTATGTGTCCCATATGACAATATCTATGTTTACAGCGCGACCATTCTTCATCTAGATTAGTCACTACAGCTTGTAAAATCTGCTCATGCTTTACTCTATCACCATGATGGTAGACAAATAAATTGTTTTCCCATTCCCAGTGCAGGAACTTTGAGTAGTTTTTAAGCACATCAACTCTAGGCTCTCTGTCGTATAGCAACTCTAAGCAACTCGATAGGTGGCAAGCCATATCAGAATCATGGTTGCCGCGTACGTTAATTACGACCACTTCCTGATGCGTTTCTAGCATCTTATCTATAAGTATCTGGAACAACCGACCTGCTAGTTTAAAGGTCTTTCCAATGCGTGTATCAACGTCTACTGGCGTTCCTGCTGTAGTGGTGTTAGCACTGCTATCAGCGTGAAAGAAATCACCTACGTTAACCAGAACACCTGTATGCGCGTTACCTACCCTTTGCGCTAACCTATCTACTGAGTTGCTTAATATCTTTGTAGCAATCTTAACATCCCAATCATTGTCATCAAACTTGGTATCTGAGTCAGCAAGCATCCCAAAATGGTGATCGCCTATCAGATACATGGCGCAATAGTCTTCATCTACCTCTTTAGGCGGCTTAGATGGCTTTTTAAGCCCTGTTATATCATCAACCAGTCCATCCAATAGGGATTCGATTTTTGCCCGCATATCGCGTTTTAGTGGCTCTTGGATAACCCATTGCAATGCTACCGAGCCGTCTTCTTTGTATGCTGTTGAGATTCGTTTGGCTTCAAATCCCTCTGCTGTTTGGCGTGTTAAGTCTCTGTGTGGTGCTACACCTGCTAAGGCGGCTTTGTGTTCTACCAGTTTGATACTGCGGTCAATTGATCTGCGGTTAATGCCTAGCTTCTCAGCGGCTTTAGAGTTTGAGCCGTATTCTATGACGGCTTTCAGGTACTCAATTTGTCTATCGGTTTTTGGTATGTCAAGTTCTAACAGTGTTCTTGGGTCAATCTTACTCATTCCCTATTGCTCCTGTTGATTTTTTAACTCCGCATATTCGCTTTCTCGCGGTATGGTTAGTTTTATCCCCTGCTCACTTGCCCAATGATAGCACTGATCTAAGAAATGCACCATCTCGCCCTTTCCCAGTTGGCTACTGCGTTTGACCTGACCGCTGATTTCTGTCTTGCTTATCCTGAAATCATCTGTGCCTAAGAATCTGCGCTTTAGCCAGAGCTTCCACGCCTCTACTGGGTCACCCTCTGAGACCTCAAAACCTTTCTTTTTCATACCCTTAACGATCTCTCTGCACCACATATGCAACAAGGCATTCTGGTTAAGGCTTCTTGGGTTCTGGTATGGCTCTAGCTTTACCGATAAGGGGGTGGTGAAATCCCAGTTGAGCATATCCTCAATCAGGAACTTCACCTTTTTATTTACTTCTTCTTTGTTGTTAAACTTCACAAATGCACCCTCTGTCATATCCTACGACTAAGCCACTTTTGTGACGTTTCTTCTATTGCTGTTTCAAACCTACTGTAGACTATATCTGTCTCACCTGACCATTCAGCGCGCCACTTTTTTGGTATGTTATGTGTTTTTAGTGGTCGCAAATCTTTATCAGTAACGTAGGATTTGCCGTACAGTCTAGAATACAAACACTTGTAACCAACACCTGCAACCTTAGCAAATTGTTCGTAAGTGTAGGACTGTCCATTAACTAGATCAGGGTGCTTGCCCTTAAATGGTAGTTTTTTTATATTACCCATGTTTTCTCTCTCCATCCCAGTAGAAACCATACTTTCCCATGAAGTGATTGATGGCTCTGTTTTTTGCTTCTACGTTAGCAATCCACGACACATCAGCTAGGCTGTCTTCAATGTTCCTATTCCTGATGCTGTGAGTTTTTGATTTAACCTGCGGTGAGCCGCCTTTGTCTTGCGCTCTAGCCAACCAAGAGTTAATAAACCTCTTAATGCCTTTAGGTGTTTTCCTGCGCGTAGGATTAGCATCTAACCAAGACTCCATTGCATTCAGCTCTTGGTAAACATTGATCGCAGGATAAGTCTTTTCCCATTGGATAATGTCTGCCTGATCTGCCTCGTAGGTATCTCCGTTATTTAGAAGCATTGTTATCACCCATATAGTATTCAGCGACACTGCATTTTTCATCGTATCGGTTGGTCACTGTAATCATCTTCTTCTGGATTGGATGCCCTAGCTCTTTAAGCTCAAAGATTCTAGCGGCAACCTGTGTAATGCCTAGCTCATTAAAAGCATTTAGGCAGGTTAGTTTTTTGCCATCTTCTAAGTATTGTAGAACTCTTGATGTCTGTGTCATTTTTATAACTCCTATGGCTCGGACAAGCCTCGCCTGATTATGTGATTAAATGTGTATTTAAATATATATTCAAAGACACGTTTCACCCTTTAACTTCGCAAAGTTAAAAATTCGATCAAAGGGCAAAGCGACTTTGCGGTTATTTCGTTATCGTATCGAATATCTAATCTATCCATCAGCAGAAACCGATCTGCATCAGGGGCTATGTCAAGAGGGTCAACTTCGCTCTAGTGTTTAATTTAAGATATTCACTAGCCTCTAGCCCGATAACTAAAGCGCGAAAAAAGAAAGGGAGATGTTACAAGACAGTAAAATACTGTGTTAAGATTACCTTTCTCTATCCGCACATAGAGTATTGCAATTCTAATTGCATTTGTAAAGCCCCCTTAACAGGGGGTTTTCTTTTATAGCCCGATAAACTCATCTAAATTGTATTCTAAGGCACTGCAAATCTTAATAGCAGTATCTAACCTAACGTTGGTTTTATTGCGCCAGATGTTAACCTGCTGTCTGTGAACGCCAACCAGTCGTGCAAGCTGTGAACTGTTTACGTTTTTTTCTTGCTGTGCTTTCTTTAAGCACTCGCCAAAATCTATCATTGGTTTTTCTCCTGTGGTATATTGTCGGTGATGGTTTTCCCCGATCATCACTCCTATGGTTTACCCGCCCTTTCGGGGGCGGGGTTTTTAACTAGAACGGAATGTCATCTTCTAGTAAATCAGCTTCCTGCATTACCTGCTTAACTTTCCCAGAGTTACCATATTCGCTAGTGCCATCAGGTGAACTGCTGTCTGTATAGAACACTTTTACATTGCCAAGAATAGGCGTTTTCTTTTTAGCATCGCGTTCTTCTTTGGTCTGACTCTGGCTGATAAAGCCATTGTTCTCGTATTGGTCTGCAACCGCAGTATCAACAAAGGTGGTCAGGTCTAAATAAGTTCCTTTCGCGCCCTTGTACAGTCGTGATTTATCAATCTTGGTTACGTCAATTCTTACATTAATTCCTACTTTCATTTTTACTTCTCCTAGTTGGCTTGTCTAAATTCAGGTAGTTTCATTATGGCGCGTTCTTGAGTAGTGAACACCCCACCTTTGCTCGGTGCTTTCCATAGCAGTTGCTTCTCTGTGTCGCTTAACTCTTTCCATGCCTCGTTTGCTGTTGAGTAATCATTAACCGCAATGCCGTCTTTAATAGCTTTAACGCTAGGCAGTAGGTCAACAATCAAGTCTTCATAGGCTTCCTTTTCCTTTGTCGCATCAGTTACTTTTTGCGGCTTAACCTCACCCATGTACAAGCACATACCAAGACCATGCATTGCAATCGCCTTAACTAAACAGCGTATGCGCGCATCAGATATGTCTCTGCTTGTTGGGTTCTCAACAGCCTTGTTTCTAAAGTCCATAACAGGTAGCCACATTGTGACCGCCTTTCCCTCAACTGTTACTGTCACCTCGACCTCGACAGTGTTGGTCTTGTCGCACCATCTAGGCTCGGTGTAGCTGTAGCTAGAATCAGGATAGTGTTCGCAGAGGGTAGACCAAGCCCACCCCCAAGATAGATAATGCAAGCCGCCTTTAGTGTCTATGTGATTAGACACATCAATAGCAGATAGCGTTTTCCATACGTTAGATTTCATTGTATTTTTCTCCCATAGTTTGTTTTATAAATGGCTCAAAGATTTGCTCAGAGTACCAAGTTGCATTTGCTTCTTTGGCATAAGTCTCGCCATAGCCTCTGTAGTATTCATCTGAGTCGCAATCTCTTGCTGTGTGACCATGAACGCAATCCCATTCCCCGCGCTCGTAGTCAGAAAGTTTATTTATATCTGTCATATTAGACTCCTTTGGTTGCCCCCTTTCGGGGGCTGTAGTTTATAACAAACCATAAACTGGCGTTTGCTCCTGCACTCGATAATCGTTAGCATTTTTTATATTTGCCAACAATGCTGTTTGCGCCTCGCCTTTGGTTTTGTATTTTTTATGCAAACCTTTTTCTACAATTACTTTTTCTAACTTTTCAACTCTTTCCTTTTCTTGTCGCCAGTTTTTAGGGCGAAAGTTTTGGCAAGGAATAATGCAGTAATGTGGCTTGCCATGTGTAATAGCCATAATTTTCTCCTTTTGATTAAATTTTAAAGAACACATCTCTATTGATGTAAAGCGATCATATCACATATTAAGAGAAAGTAAAACTTTTATTTAACTATTAGGCAAAAAAAAGCCCCACATAAGTGAGGCAAAGGGAGTTTACTATGAAATTAGTACGACCAGATAGTCTCTTCTGGGTAGTTCTCGATCTCAGGAAAGTCATCTTGGGTACAGGCATCAATGTGAATGAATCGACCTGAACCTTTTTGCTGTATGCCAATGCGGGTAATGCCAAACGCTATAGCAACAGAAACTAGCTTTACGGCATTTTCTCCGCGACATAGTATGTCAACAGCCTTTCCTGATGTGTGCGCTCCTGCGCGTGATTTACGCATCTCAATCGGGTGCTGTGGTGATCGGTAAGCACTAGAGATAGCGAATGGAAAATCACATTCGATTCTGATCTTGGTTAGCAAGTCTAAAAAATCAGGGTCAAACTTGTTCTCGCCTGTGTGCTTGCACTTCAATTCTTTGTGTGAGAAATACTTGTTCTCTACGTTTTCGCTTTTAGCCTTTGGCTTTTTGCTAGTCATGTTACTTCCTCATATTCATTAGCTTAGAAGCACCTTTAATGCCAAAGCTAGAACTTATACAAATAAACAACAGGTATTGATACCATTCTGGTAAGCCTGAAAGCGCATCAAAACCCTCTTTTACCCTGTCAATAACTGTCAAATCATTAACTACTATAGCATATCCAACCATGAATACAGGTATTGATAATACTATTGTCCAGAACTCGTCTTTCCAACTGTGTGCAGATGCATCAACCATTTTAGATTCCCAGTCTGCATCATTCTTGATCATGCTCATCTTGGCTTTGTGTTTAGCTTGCTTTTCTTCTGCTTTGTTTTTGATCAGCCCACCTGCTAACTTGGCTACAGGTGCAATTAAATTCATCCACATAGTTATCTTCTCCTGTTATAAGGGCATGGCTAGTGCATCAAGTGCTTGCCAAATATCGTCATACTCCGTCTTGGCAGTATCCCAGTTTTCTTTAATCTTGGTTACATCTTCTACAACTAGTTCAGCCTTTGCAACAATGGCTTTCATAGCCTCTATTTCTTTTTCTAAATTAGATACGCTTGTATTGATTTCTAAGAGCTTTTCTTGCTGAGACGATATAGTTATCAGGTTTGTGCCTAAAGTCGCTAATTTCGCGCTTAATTGGCTTATATCGTTGTCTTTAAGCTGTTGTTCTATCAGTTGGATAGATTCGTGCAAAGGTGCTACGTCTGGAACGCTAACAGCCTCGACTGCTTCTAATCGTGAATACAGGCTTGATGCAGTCCATACGCCACCGCCAATGGTAGAGCCAATCGCCAAAACCACTGCGATCCAAGCACCCTTAAAGGTTTGACCGCCTATCTTTAATTCGCTGTCTTCAATCATTATTCGCAATCCATATTAAAGAAACAATCATAACCCATAGCAATAGGTGATGTTTGGTAGAACTCTGTTTCTGTGCCTAGCGCAAGAATATCTGCCTCGCTGTAGTACAGGTCTAAACCATGCGTACCAGTTCCGTTTAGCATAACAGCAGTCAGGTTTCTGGTTGTGTTGTAGCCCATAGCTAACCACTGGGCATTTTGATCGTAAAAAATATTTACGTTATCGGTAGTGGTGTTTGCATCTTCTACACTTTGCTGTAGGAAATCTGCCGCCTCAGAGTTTGCAACACTCAGGTAGACTGCCGCTTCATTAGCTGATGATTCAATCTCATCAAGACTTGTGTTGTATGTGTCAACATCGTTTTGGTCGATAGTAAGCATATCCTGATTCTGCGCTACAAAGGTCTGCACTTCTTCTTCTTGCTTGGGGGTGCTTGCTGATTCAGCCTTTTCTGCTACCTGTGCAACTGTAACTAGGTCAACAGTTACATCAACAAAAGTATCAATGTGAGTCTCCATTTCTGCCAGTGAATCCATTGCCATGTTTTCAAGCACTTCTTTGACAGGTGCGCCATAGGGCAAGTAATTAGACATATTAGACAATGCAGAGTTATAGGCATCAACCTGCTCTGCGCTGATGTGCGCTGTGCTAGAAAGTGTGCCGTCAGATATACCACCGCCAGTGTACGCATACTCAGTAGCCGCACCAGTAAGGGCTATGCCTGTCTGAATCTGACTAACTATGCTGTTGCTAGAGTCAATCAGATCATCTAACTCATTGCTTTGTACTGCGGTACTTATTGCTAATAGAAATGCTATCTTCTTCCACATCTTCGCTTACCTTTCCTATCTGGAGAATGCCGTTGTAATATTTCCGATTCTTTTTGTAATCAGGAATATATAATTCTGGGTTTTGCTTTATTAGCATCAACCCCCGCTTCCCCGCTACTAATCTCCCATTGTTTATAAACGGGCATGGTGAACCCGCTAACAACATACTCTTATAGACCTCTTCACTTTGGCACAACATAGACACTGCCGCCACTTTTAACCCAAGAGTCGACAGCATCCTAGAATACTTTAACCTAGTACAGTCTACATCTAGTTCATAACCACCGCTAGAAAAGCCAACAGCTACAGTTTGTAAAGAACCTGCTGTACCTTTCAAACAAGTATCAGAACCATTAGACATAAATGTTGGGCTAATTGCAGAACCTACTGGGATTTCGCTTGCCGCACCTGCGCCATTGTAGGTGTTTTCTGTTGTGCTACTTGTGTCAGTAGTCGTGTTGTTGCTGTTAGCTACGCTGTTCTCGCCATGATAGTTGTTTAAACTACCCTGCTCATTAGCAAAAGCCACTGATGAAAGTAGCCATAGGATAGCTAATCTTTTCACTTTTTAGGCAACAACTTCTGTACTGTATCTGATTCATAGATACGAATACCCAACCAGACAATCGTGAATAAACTGGCAACAGGGGGCAACCAAGCCGCTAACGACATGACTCCAGTTGATGCCGCGAATACGTCTACAGTTTGTTTTGTTTCTTCCGTTACCATGTTGTTTTCCTAATAATTATCGGGGTATTTCGTGTACTATATTATAAACTACATCATCGCCATATCTTGTACCGCGATAAACTTCACCAACAGTTTCATCGTCAATAGATGCTGTAACAAGGGCTTCTGCTACTTGAAGAGATTCTTCTTCTGTAGAACATTCTTGATGTATAACCTCTACCACTCTACCCTCGCTGTTTAGTTTGCTATATCCAACAATCATACTTATATTCCTGTGCTTGTTATTCTTACTCGTGCATCTTTGACCTGAGCCGAATCAGTTGAAGACAGTTCTTTAACATTTAACTTATAAGCCAAATTTTCATCGGTGTAGGGTAGTTTAAAGCTAACATTATGTCGTTCAGCACCTGCCCTATATTTCTCTGCAAAGTCTTTATAAACAAGAAGTTGTGCGTTTGCGTTTTGCCACGCATAAGGGTGGAAATAAACAGTATCGCCAGTTGCTATAGGGTCTGTAGTGTTTGTAGCGCAGAAGTATGTTCTATCCGAATCAGATTGATACTGTACTGCTACAACTTGCTGTTTAACATTGCCTGAACTAGTTTGAGATACTCTGCCGAACTCTGTGAATAAGTGTTCGTAATTTCCTGTAACGTAATACCACTGCTCATTACTTTGCCGTGTGCTATAATAGGATGAAGATGAAAAAGCATTAGCAGTTCCTATGCTAACGGCTGAAACAGTGCTTGGTACAGTTAGATAAAAAGAAAGTCTAATGTCATTATTAGAAGTGCTTATATAACTCCAAAATGTAGTCCACTCTATATCAACAAAACGCATAGTCTCTACAGGGGTGCTAGGGTGATAAAGAGTTTGATATTGCCCTAGATTCTGGTTTGCTGTTGTTAAGGAAAGTTGCTGATTAAAAGAACTTATCCTATCATCTCTAACTCTATGATAAGGAATAGTATCTAACTTAGTACCATCTGTGGCTACGTCTCTGCCGTCTACTGTACCGCCTACAGTTATGTCACCTGCTACGTCTAGATCAGTTCCGTTAGTCAACTCTAATGCTGTCGGAGTTAGCGACATTAGTTTAGTTTCTGAACTGTTTTTGCGAGTGTAGAAGTCTAACTGACCATCATGGCTAGCAGGTGTTACATCATTGAGAACAGCTTTTATTCCTGCATATTCTCTGATCGCTGATGCACCAACTTTACCATAAAACTCTATCTGACCAATTTGGTCTGCATTTGCCTGACTTGCTGAGTTCCGCACCAACCTCATAGTTGGCGACTCTACAGTCCCATCATCAGTACTAGTAAGAGTCAAAGCGGGTACTGTGGTAGAAGCCTGCGTGATACTTATGTTGCCTGTACCAGTAATGTCATTGCCGTTAAGGTCTAAATTACCGCCTAGCTGTGGGCTAGTATCATCTACTAAGTCCTGCATTGCAGAGTTAGCAGTTGTAGTCGTAGAAGTTAGAACTGCATCTCGTGCCGCTATGTCTACCCCATCTACTGTTCCATTTGCTGTAATGTTGCCCGCAACAGTAAGAGACTGTGTGCCTGATGGCGGAGTGCCTATATTTACATTGCCAGTAAACGTAGCACCCGACAAGTTTGCTTTACCTGAAATGTCTTGATGTGTTGTAAGGTATGTTTGCAAATCACTTATTTGTGATTCAGTAATGCTTATTGCCGCTTGGTGCTGAGTAACACTGCTTTCTGTAATGTTTGCATCTGGTACGTTTGCCCAAGTTACAGTTGTTGATAGGTCATTAGTCTCTGCTGTTAAGTAACCCTCAGTGCTGTGATCGCCCCAACTATAGGCTGTATCCCAGTTAGAAATCTTAGTCGCATCTTCCGTCCACTTAGTACCAATGCTATTGGTTACTGTAGTAGAGAAGTTAGCATCATCACCTAATGCAGATGCTAGTTCGTTTAGAGTATCAAGGGTAGCAGGTGCAGAATCCACAAGACCGCTAACAGCTGTGTCTACATAGGTTTCAGTTGCGTAGGTGCTAGAGTCTACAGAGTAACCGCCAGAACCATCTGTGGTCATTATCCCTGCGCTAGTAAAATCACCATCAACAACTACGTCAGCATGACTAGTCTCTGCTGATGCTACCTGAGTAGCAAAGCTCGCAGTTGTAGCTAGGTTATTGCTATCGCCAATAAAAATGTTGCCATTGTTAAGGTTAGGTGTAGCGTTAGTACGCCCTGCGCCCATTACTTTAATGTTTCCGCTAGTATGCGCCCTAACTACTTTGGCAATCTTCTGGACTAGGTTGCCCTCGCCTGATGGTGCAGTAGCAGTTAATTGCCCTGCTGTTGTGGATACATATAGCTCATCGCCATCAGTGTAAGTACTTGTGTCGATAGACTTCAGAGTTCCAAAGGTTACAACATCTACATTAACGCCAACTGGGTCTGCGGCAACAATACCGAATGCAGGCATCTTATCACTGTCGCTTGCATCTGCTAAGTCGACTTCTGTCTTTTGCCCAGAATGACCAGACACATAGACAACATCGCCTTTAGTTAAAGTAGCACCGCTTGCAACTGCGCCTTTGAAATGTACTGCGCCCTCTATATCGCCTTTAAATAATTCTGCTTCTGCGCTTCCGTTAACTGTTAGTTCGCCATTTGTAATGGTTACATCGCCAGTGAAGTCTGCACCAGTAAGCATAGCCGCACCTGCGGCAGATACGTTTGCAGATGTAATGTATTGGACAACACTAGACTCAGTGATATTGGCATCAGGTACGTCAGCCCAAGTTACTGTAGTAGTCAGGTCATTTTCTTCTGTTACTGCGGCAAGCTGATCTATTGCACCCTGAACATTAGTAGCGGTGACTAAGCCTGATGGCGTCACGGCTAAATATGAAGCATCAAAAACAACAGAGGGAATAGCTGTATTAACTGTGATTGGCTGTACTACTTCAGCAGTCGAAATCACCACATCATCAGTTGATATAGAGATATTATTTGAAATTTTATTGACCGCTATAGTGATCGCCATTATCGTGTAACCTCTTGGGTAAGATCAACCTCACCCTGTAGAAGCCTAGAGACAAGCGCATCATTGCCAGTATGTATTTCAAGATCATAATAGTAGCGACCTGCCTCTAGCACCTTAGAAGTGCCGTTAGGTAGTTCCATTTTAATGATGCCATTAGTCGGGGTAGCTATCGTGCAGGTGAAAGTTGCTGAAACGTCAGCCGCACTCTTAGCCTTACGCATTTGCGCTCTTGCAGAATAGTTTGTTAAATCTTTAGCACTGCCATCTTCAGACAATGTAAATTCAACAGAAAAATCTGAACCTTGATCGATTACTAAATTATAAATTGCGGCTGTCATATCAATCTCATCTTTATATTTGGTTGCAATATTTTTTCATTATAGCGGTTTGTCGTGATAACCACCAATGTCATATTCATCTGGTGATGTTTTTATACCCCAGAAAAAGTCGTTTATTGTCGCATCATCTTTCTTGTCCTCTATCATACGATAGAAAGAGCTTCTAAATTCTGCAAAAACTTCCCATTCTTCGAAAACTACATTAGGGTCTTGATCTTCACTTGGGTCTGCTAATGTGTATCCTATAACGTACATAAATTACCCCACTATCCTTGCTTGCATATGTATATTTGAATGCGTAACTGTGACATTTGTAATGTTAGAAATGTCGTGTTTCATTCGCAATCTGCACTTTATGTCTTTTTGAAATCTTCCTAAATATGCTTCTGTAATATCAGAAAAATACCAGTTACTACTGCCATTGTTATCCATACCTAACAGCCTAGTTGTCATGGCAACCCAAGTGCCAACATTGTTACCTGCGCTTAACCCTGAAAAACATAGTTCAGAAGTTGAGATGGGGTTTGATGGATAGGCGCTAACATCTACCCAAGTCCTACCCTGCAACTCATGAATTGAAACATTTTCAAAAAAGAAACTAACTCCACCTGCAGTCTCGTTTTCAATTATGACATGAAAGTCATCAACGTCTTTGTCCAAGGTAAATTCAAACGCTATATGATTTAATTGATCGTATGTATTAAATTCAACATCTCCGCTATCACCTACGTCTGTAAGAACGTCAGCAGGGTCAGCAGAAGCACTTATATAAACATTAACGTCATTAGTAGTGCTAGGTCTATAAAATTTGAGCCTAAATTTACGCGGTGGCTCAGGGTAGGTCTGTGGGTTAGGGGATGCCAAAGTTATCTGCTGAGATGTTCTAGCTTTTTCAGGGCTATTAGCTATTCCTGCTAGTGCCGCGTAATAACCTGCTGTCAAAGTGCCATTAACAGTTGTCCATCCTGTAGTGTTAGTACCAAGACCGCCATTTGTAACTAGTTCAGCTAACTCATAATCATACTGGTAATGCAGGTTCTTATAAGTCTTATAGGTCGGGCTAGAGTAGCTACCAATATGAATCATATTGCTTGCAAATTTATTAGTGTGATTGCCAATCGCATAAATTCTTTGCCAGTAAGATTCTGGATTGCTATCAGCGTAAAAAGTAGAAATAGGATTAGCAATAAACTGAATTGGAACTTGCACTTCTACTTGCGTGTAAAAAGTGCCTGATCTTGCCGCAGTTGTTCCTGCTGTCATTTGGAAATGTGATTTTATATCTATATGCTTTCCCTTAAACAGATTCCATTCAGCCGCAGGAAAATCAAATTCAAGAACAGTGTTGTAAGTGTTATAAGCACTTATATCATAATCACCCGCATAGGCTAGGTACTCTTCCTCTACCGCGCCAGTAAACTTGTTAGCACTGATGGTGTCGGCTTTTATCTGCCTACCCTCAATAGTGCCATCAACTATAAGTTTACCAACTATTATAGGTTGTGCTTCTTGCCAACTCATGTTTAAACCCCTTGATCGTATGGGTGAATAATAGCTTTTGCGCTAATCGGAATGGTTTTATACTGATATCCTGTTCCATCACCTGATATATAATACCTTACCACAATATCAGCATTGTACTGCACCCACTTGTAACCGCTATCATCAGTTATAGTTGCGGTGTTATAAAAAGATGGCGGTACAGTAAGCACTGTTCTATGATAGGGTTGCCCGTTAAGAATTTTATATGTAGGATAGTTATTAGTGACAGTTACATCATTCATAGTAGCACCGATATTAGATGTAAGGCTCTCGTTTGTTGGAGTAAAATAATATACGTAACCTGCGTAACTTCCGTAACTATTAGTACCAATCCATACATGTGTGGTCGCATCAGATGTACCAGATGGCTGTCCTGATTCGTAAGGATAATATATAGGCAGTCGATAAACAGGTAGTCCAAAGCCTGCGGGTTCTGTGAAACGTATTCTTTTAACCTCTACTGGTAATTCTGGCTCAAAAAGATAAATTTTCACATCTTCCACAAATCCATCAGCATCATTTTGGACAAGTGTTAGCTTGTCCCCAAATACGGGGTTTCTTCCTATTAAAGCAAACCATTCTTCCGCACTTGGAACACTATTAACGTCATCAACAATCAAAAAATGATCAGTTCTGGCGGCTGTGCTAACTGAATAAGTTGGTTGATTTAATAATTCAGTAGTTTCGTGTAAGCCCGCCATGTTAACAGTCTTGATTATTATATTGTAAGTAGGACTATTACTATTAAGATAAAATGTTGCACTAGTAGTAGTCGTTGATACCCAATCGGGATAGTCTATATACGTTCCTGCTGTTGTTACGCCTAGTAAATAATTTTTTACATTGACACCTACTGGCGCAGTCCAATTTACAGTGACAGCAGTTCTTTGTTCGTTAAAGTTTGTAAATTCCACTTGTGTGTCATAAGTAATAGTACTCGCTAAAACAGGCGCGCTTTTAGGTGCTGTTGGTAACTCAACCACCTCGCCTGCAACAAACTCAACATCAGTGCTTGCTGTATGGTCGTAAATATCTGCGCTGTTTTCTCTAGCCTCAATGTCAACATATACACCATTTTCTGAATCAAAGCCTATAGTACAGTTTGTGATTTCGTAAATATTATCTACAATTCCAAATTTAGCATTAGTGATAGAAACATTGTCACCTACCCTGTAATCTAATGCTTTTGCGCTAAGGCGCGCTTTAATCCTAGCTTGCATTCGCGATCGCAACAAAACTAACTTGGCTAGTCTTTGCGCTCTAATTGTGTCAGTAGTGAAAGGCAGGTCTAAATTTAAAACGTGTTCTCCGCCATCAGCAGTAACATAATCGTTATTAGTGCTTTCCTGCTGAGGATATTCAGTCTTTATGTAGTCAATTTCTTTGCTTATGAACGTGCCTTTCACAACATTGTAATTATCTTGTCTTGGCGTTTTTGCTAAAAAGGTGAAATTGCCCGTAATTATGTCTTCATTAAGGGGGGTTGAGTGTGGTGTTGCATACCTGTAAGGCTCAATTCTTAGCTTTCCACCGGCATAAGTAATTCTACCATTCATACAACTCAAAAGGTTTTTGATGTTTGCACGAATAGATTGTTTTGTATCAACAATCCCATCGCACCTATATCGTGTTCTTGATGGGCTACCAACCGAGGCATCGCAAAAGTTCGCGGCAGAAATTATCTGCGCTTCATCAAACTGATCAGCAGAAATGCCCGCACCATAACTTTCATGTCTTAGGTAATCAAATAAACATAAAACTGGATTAGAAGAATAAGACCATGAATCTTCATCATCTACATCATGTTGGCTGATTCTAGGGTCATATACTTTGCGCCCTTTGATTAAAGCGGTAACAGTTGGAACTCCGTTAGGATATTTTTCGTTGTCAAATTCAAACCTAGTCCAAACGTAAGCAATGCGCTGTAATCGGTGCTTATAAGTCCCGTTATTAACCCAGTAATCAACGTGAGTGTCTGTATTGGCACTGCCTGTGCTTATTTCTGATTGCGCTCTACCACCATCTCTAACCTGAACATCTAGCTTAACACCGCCACCACTTTGCCACCAATCGCCTTGATAAGTTCCGTTGTACCAAACAAGATCTCTATCTAAATATACTTTTTCAATACCCTCGCACATATCATGCGCTAGAGCAGTTATCTGATAAAGGTATTTATTATTGCTTCCTGCGACATCCTGCCAAAGTATGTTGCCGCCTTTTCTAATTTCTCCGTAGACTATTTCTCGGGATTTTGTGGTTTCTTTAGTGTTGACGTTTCTGCCACCCATTGTATCGACAGCGGCATCTTCCATCATGGAATCCATCGCATAATCTACTGCATATGCTGATGCAATACCTACGCCAATCGCAACAACAGCA